CACTTCTTCCGCAAACCCAATGTCGCCCCCTGCTCCGAACCCATCGAGTGAGGACGTCCAGGCGGTAGCCAAGGACGGCGTCATCGCCGGCGCCCTTGGGTCTGCGGCTATGGCAGCCAGACTCCTGCTCTCCACGGAGCCGGTCTCGTTAGGCTGGGTCGTCCGCCGGGTAGCTGCCGCAGCCATCACGGCCGCCTTCGTTGGCTGGGCGGTGACCGAACACATCCAGTCCGTCCCCCTTCGATTCGCCGCCGTCGGTGCTTCTGGGTACGCCGCCCCAGAAGTCCTGGACTACCTCCTCAAGTACATCAAGGCTCGCGGCGAGGCCGAGGTGTCCAAGGTCAAGAAAGGCATCCGTGGCAAAGCCAAGCGAAAGAAGTGACGACAACCTACTGATCGCCGTCGGCATCATCCTGGTCATTGCTTGCGTCTGCGCCCTGTACACGGCTTGGGTAGTCCAGGGCGTCCTTGAGAGTTTCCAAAACTCCCAGACGATGGCCCTTTTGATAACTGACGCTGGGGTGAAGTCTGACGACGCAAACCTGGAGCGCCAACTGTCGTCGGCCACAGCCGCCCTCAAGATGTCCGCTGACATCGCCTACGCCCTCGTCGTGGCATCGCTGATGATGGGGTCAGCCTTGGCGTGGCGAGTTTTGTCTAAAAGGGTGGATGGGTAGGTATAGACCACCTCATCAAAACGCCTCCTAGGGGCATTTCTGTCAGTCTTCTAGGTGCGTACCCTCGTAAAACAGGGCCGCACCCACCTTTTTCGGGGTTAGGATACCATTGGTCACCATAGCCTTGAGGACGGCTTCGGCCTGTAGGCGATCAAGACTGTAGTCCTTCTCCAGCTCCTTGATGAGCGTCGCCCTGGCGGTCGAGGGCTTGGACGAGAAGTGGGCGTACTGCTGACCGACCTTGAGGAGTTCAAACTTGGCAGTAGCCGGCACAACCTCCCACAGCACCTTGCCCTCCGCGTGGCGCAGCTTGATGGACAGGGTCGGCTTGCCGTCCGGCATCCGCATCCCAGCCAACTTGCCACGCTTAGTGAGGTTGAAGGAGAAGATTGGGTAATCCTTGGACTCACGCCGGACGTTGATGATGGCGCGCGCCCAGTTCACAAGTTCCGAACTCCCAAGTCCGCTATAGGCCATATCGCTGATGGTCTGGCCTTCCGTGACCTCCTTGGGCTTGGGCTTACCTTCGTGGTGGGTAAAGACGATGATGCAGCCGGTGTCCTTGAGGATGGGCTGGATGCAGTTGCGGAGGAAGTGGGAAGCCACCTCCTGCTTGGACAGGTCGCCCCCGACATAAGACAGGAGGGGGTCGCAGAAGATGACGTCCAGCCGCTGGCGCACCACAATCTTGCGGACGAGGTCGGCGAAGTCCTTCCCGGTCTTGGAGGTCTCCGTGTAGAAGATCAGATTGTCCCGCAAGACCTGGCGGTCGGCAGCCGATAGGGACATCGACGAGGTCACGCCTTGGTAGGCTTCGGCAAGGTCGCCGACGTCGCACTCCGCCTGGACTACGCCGACGCGGAGAGCCTTCTTGACCGGGATGCCGAACAGCTCCCGACCTAGCGCCCACGAACAGGCTGTCTGCATCGTGAAGGACGACTTGCCGATACCCGACTGCCCGGTGATGAGCAGGGAGCCTCCACGGCACAGCCAGCGTCCGTGACCGATGACGTGGTTGGGGTCTTCCTGCGTGTTGTATGTCTCAAGGAAGTCCGTGCGGAGTTCGTCGGGGAGGTCGTGGCCTTCCTTCCAGATGACCCAAGAGTCCCAGTCCTCCGCCCCGACATTGAGGGCGACCACCTTCTGCTCCTTCTCGCCACGCATCACCCCGCCCAGTCGAGACCACCGGGATGGGTTTTTATTCTGGGGGTCTGGATCGTGGTCGGCCAGAAACTCGTAGATGGCGTTGCGACGCTCCTCCCATTGGGACTTGTCGGTGGCATCCACACGCACCCAAGCGTGGACGGACTTGCCGCCCGATTCGATGAGCGCCGTGATGGGTAGGTTGGACTGGTGGAAGATGGCAATCTGCTCATCCCTGCCCTTGGCGTCGAACTCGACTAGTATGTGCCGATAGACCGACACTCCGCTGTCAGCCCCGCTGAAGTCATCCTTCACAAAGGGATTGATGCGAATCCAAGCACCCTGCTCGGAACGCTCGTAGTGCTTCTTGTTCTTGGCGTCCGGGCCGAAGAATCTGGTGATCCACTCCGCCCGCGTAAGGAACGAACCCTTCGACGCCGGGTAGTAGCGGCCGTCCTCGGACTGGCCGGCCTCGTTGGTGATGCAGACGTACTCGTCGTCCTTGAACGCAGCCAGCAGGAGATCAGCGGTGCCAAGAGCGCCTGTAGCCACAATCGGGGCAGGACGCTTCGGGTCGAACATCATCCGCCCATTTGAGCCGACGACCTTGTTGTCGCTCTTCAGCCAGCCCTTCGGCTTTTCGTGGGGCTTGACGAAGGCGTCGTTCAACTTGTGGCGCAGCTCCTTCTCGCTCCACGCCGGCGAACAATGGCTGACGTTCCACTCCTGCAACAGCGTCCAGGCGTCGTCGTAGGAAAGGTCAAAGCCGTGGGCCAGGATGGAGGCTGCTCGGTAGGTCGCTGGGTGTCCACCCTGCCCGGAAATGGCAAGAGGCAGTTTCGCAAGGTAGGCTCTCGCCCCCTTGATTCGGTCTTGGGTGGTCATCGTTGTTAGCGGCCGTACTTGATGCGGATGCCAGGAAGCGTGACAATATTGAAATCAACCCATTCCTTGGCCTTCTCCCTTTCCCAGTCTTGGAGGCGCATAGTGGCATCGACAAGCCGTCGGTAGCAATAGAGCGGACGACCTTCCTTCGTCTTCTCGACGATGGCGCAGTCGTACTCGTTCCTTGGCTCGACGAGGAACAAGTCCTTTGGCTTACGCTTTCTTTGCGAGCTCATCCTTGATCTCCTCAACCATATTGATTCGCTCGCCGATGTACCTGGCGCAGGGGACAGCCCAAGAATTGCCGGCCGCCTTGTACTGAGGGCCGTCGGGGCATTGGTCTTCCGGCTTGCCCTTCCAGGGAATCTGCGTCCAGCCATCAGGGAAGCCCTGCAAACGGAGGCACTCCGTAGGCGTCAACCTTCTGACGGCCATAGGAGGGGCGAACACAGTCCCGGTATGATTGGCATCCGAAGCGGAACAGGACAGGGTGAAGCTGATGTTTGAGACAGTCTGATTGTAGGTGTCGAAGTGGACTGGGTTCTGCGCCACGAAGTTCTGAGCGTGATGCCCCATCGGGCTTGGACGAAGGGACGTGACGCAATGGGCAACATCCACTTCCTTGCAATGGAAGGTGTTGTTGGTGCCGTCTTCTCGGATGCTAAACGCAACAGGCTGCGCGACGTGCGGTGCTTGATCTCCGGCGTCGCACTTGAGCGTCGGGAACGTCGTCGTCGAAGGGTCTGCGCCGGCCTCGCGTCGAAGGTTGCCAGGCTGGAAGGAGATGGCTACGCACGGCTGGCGTTGACCGCCCTGCGCCGTATTGAGCGTAGGCGAAACGTCACCGCACACCCTGGCGTGACCATCCTGACTCCTAGGTTCAAAGCAGATAGGCTCGACCACCGCGTGGGTCGTCCGGGTATCGCCAAGGTCGAAGTTGTTCAGCGTGTTCGCCTGTTGGCCTTCAACCCAACTCTCGTCGTCGGTCTCGGACTGCGCCCGCTTGGACTTGCGGAACGGAACTGCCGGGACAAGGCCGGCGCCGCCCTGCGAGAAGATTTCCTGATTGGAGTAGCCTGGCGATCCACAGCCCTTAGCCGTCTGGTTAAGGGTGGGATGCGGGCCGCCATCCCAATGGGAAGGAATCAGTCGTCCTGTGTAGGCGTCTTGTCCAGAGTAGGCTCCGGGGTGGGTGTCGGCGCAGAGGGTTCCGACGGTGCTTGGGAGGCCGCTTGCTCCAGCGCCGCTTGAAGCATCGCCGGCAGGGCCTTTCCTCTTTTTCCAGCTCTTCGCAGGATTCCAGCACAGGCTTTCGGAGAAAGATAGAACCGCTGTGGGAGGACGCCAGTCTGCAGCACCTGTGACAGGGTCGCGGTAACCGCATAGCCAGACTCGCCGCCTTCGTTGTGGGACTCCGAAGTATTGAGCGTCAAGGACGCGGTATGACCACCCATACCCGATGTCCCCCAACGCTGTGAGGATGGCTCCAAACGCTGATCCTGATTGAGCAGTAAGGACGCCGGGGACATTTTCCCAAATGAACCACTTGGGTTTAAGGAATTCAACAAGTCCAAGGGTGACGAGGGCCAGGTTACCACGCGGGTCATCCAGTCCCTTTCTGAGGCCCGCGACGCTGAAGGCCTGACAAGGGCTTCCTGCGCAAATAACGTCAACTGTTCCGGGGACGAGTCCCCACTCTTTCCATTTTGTGATGTCGCCATAATTAGGTGTGTTGGGAAAACGATGCTTGAGGACGGCGCAGGGGAAAGGCTCAATCTCGGAGAAGCCGACAGGCTCCCATCCAAGGTCTTTCCAGGCTACGCT